ACTTGCTGGTGGTTTTCAACGCGCCGAGCACAAAGATCAAAGCGATCAAGGCAAGAATGGACATGATGGCATTTCGGTTGGCACGGTTGAGGTTGATCATTTATAATGTACATATATATAATTTTTTCTAAAGTGCGTTAAAGGATATTGAATAGTTTCATATTAGAGAGTAGATGGACGAAGAAATTGTCTTAGATCGTGGAAGCACCCATGTGATGAAACTGGACGCCGATGAACAGGCCCTGATGGATGAGATTGAGATTTCAACCTCGCGTCCTCATCCTGTGCGACGACCCCAGCCACAGCAGGTGCGACGCCCTCCACCCCCACAACAACAAGAAGCCATGGATGCCTTTGTGAATCCAAACAAACAATCAGCCCCCACACAACCACAGCAAGACGAAGAAATTGACTACGGTGAGGATGAACCAATGTTTTTTGATGATGCCGATGATGGCCCAGGTCCAGAGGAGGAGCGACCCTCCAAGGGGTACAATTCCATTGATGAGGAGAAGAGTGATCTCATCAACAAATTGGGTCGCCTTGAGAAGAAAGGTTTCGCAGTCAACAAGAGACTCAATGCCTATTCAAATGTTGAAGACCTTCGCACAGAGGTCAAGCGGATTACCTACAGCATTGACGTTGAACAATCCATTCGCTTCTCTCGGCGTATGTTGGTCGCCTGTGTGACGGGTCTGGAGTTCCTCAACAAAAGGTACAACCCATTTGAGATCCAACTTGAGGGTTGGTCTGAGTCTGTGATGGAGAATGTGGATGACTACGATGGTGTGTTTGAGGAACTCTACGTGAAGTACAGAAGCAAGGTCAGCGTTGCCCCCGAGGTGAAGCTCATCATGATGTTGGGTGGTTCAGCGATGATGTTCCACCTTACAAACTCAATGTTCAAGAGTGCCCTCCCCAATATGAACGATGTCCTGAAGCAAAACCCAGATCTCGTCAAGAATATGATGGCTGCCGTACAGAATACAACTCGAGCACCATCTGGACCAGCTGATGCGGCGCCAGTTGGAGGCACAGGTCAGTATGAGATGCAGGGTCCAGGGATTGACATCTCAAGCCTTATGGGTGGTGTGATGATGCCACCACCACCACCAATGAATACGACACCAATTCCAGTCAGTGAACAAGATGACGACGATGTCTCGGACATTGTCTCCATTTCAGGCGAATCCACTGGGGGTGAAGTGAAGGAGGTAAATGTTGACACGACCAAGTCCAAGCGGGGTCGCAAAAAGAAGAAGACTGAAATTAATCTCTAAGTACAGTATAAATGATAGGCTACTGTCCTTTGGAGGAACTCGAACCTCCCGTCAGACAACAGCAACCTGTTGTTAGTCCAAAGGCTGAACCCACAAAGCCTTTGGCTGGTCTCGAGGAAACTGAATGTAATTACGTCGTCATGGCTTTCATTGTCGGCGTCCTCTTCTTAGCCGTCTCTGATTCCATCAGGGCGTAAATTATTATTAATTCTCCCTTCGGCTCCCCGAGGGTAAAATTAGTATGTAAAAGTTGATTGGGTGACGGTACCACTCTTTATACTTTCGAGTTTACCACCATTTGATGATATCAACTCCACGACGACGTCATATTTGTATGTTCGAGTACCCGATGTATCATTTGGTGAAATCGTGACGGTTTTGCCATCCGTTGTCACCACTGAACTCCATGGATAACTATTTGTACCACCAAAAATATTCTTTGTACCCACGGCGATTGGTACCGTGGAGAGTGACGCATCATCTGTACCACCTTGGATTTCGAGTATCAGCGTACTCGAATCTTTTACAGTAGATCCATCCGTTCTCCTTAATATGGCTATAATCTTTGCATAAAATGATGCTTGACCAAATGTAAATGTGAGTGTCTTGTTTTCAAACCCTGTGATTGTAATCGCATTTGAGTACTTTTTACACGCCACTTGATCGGAATTTGTAATGACACCACCATTCACATGAAGTGCTGTTTCGGGCGCAGAACCATTAAGATTAATACCCACGGTTGCGCCAAGGTTGACGGAACCACCGAACGCAATATCACCCGTCACATCAAGGTCACCACTGACAAAGGTTGAAGTTGAGTCTGGAACTATGTACACGTTACCGGTTGTATCTGAGAAAATGTTGGATGTTCCACCCGCTGTTTTGAGTTCCAGAATGGCGTTACCTGTTGAATGTTCAATGCGCGAAGTCCCGTTGTATACATGAAGCTTGGACGCTGGTGTAGAAATACCTATACCAACATTACTCGATTCCGCAACATATAGGGTGTCTGTGAGCACAGAGGCGTTCGCCGCACCAAAAGTGAGCCCAGCTTTACCTGTGCCTTTGTTTCGATATCCCTTTACGTAACCACCAAATCCATCATCCGTGTAAATGAGCATACCCGTCTTCTTTAGGCTTGTAGAGATCGCCGAGTTTGGACTTTCCAACTTGAGAAGATTTACATCTGATGTTAGAGCTGAATATATGTGAACATTTGTATCTGGATCTGTACCAAATCCAATGAGACCATTCTCTGTAAAACGAGCGTATTCCGTATCATCACTTCTAAAGGATAGGCGACGATCGCCGATACTATCTATCACGTTCACCGATGGTGAGCCCGCAGTTGTGTATAAATCCATACCCGCGAGGGAGAACTTCTGACCAGCCGCAAACTGGAAACCACCATCGACATACAACCTTGTCGCGGCATTCAATCCCAAGCTATCTTCATCTGCCGCGGTTTTGGTACCTATGAAAACACGACCAGATGGTGTGATTGACATGGCAGTTAGGGCGGGCGAGTTACCCTCTATTATCTGTTCAATTTGACTTGGTGTAAGTTCAGATGCGGTAGAGTAGACTTGGAACAAGTGTTCACCCGCAACACTACGTATTTTATCTGGACCAGCTGTATCGAGAGAGTTATTACCCTTGAATATGAGAAGTTCTGAAATACCATCTTCGGCGTCGTACAGGCGTTCTTTCATAAAAGTATTACCATATTCATCATTTGCCACACCACCAAAGTAGAGTTCATTTCCAATCACAACACTCCCATTTACCTCAAGCTTTTCACGCGGGGTATCTGTACCAATACCAATATTCTTCGATGAACCATGTATGAAGAGAGCTGTATCGGCAACATTTGAGACCGCAAACACATTGTTTGTAATTCTAAAGTCGCGACGATCATTTCGATTGTCTGTACCAACCGACCAACCCTCATAACTTCCATTATTGTCAATCATATATGTCGCAAATGGGTCACCAGCATCTTCTCGTACACGCGTGGTTATGATGGCGTCTTGATTCGCATCGGCATCTGTAAGATTTGATACGAGTATACCATTTGTAATCGGGTTTCGCGCCCCACTGACGTTTACCATGAACTTTCCTTCGGGTGTGTGTGTACCCACGCCAACACGACCATCACTTCGCAATGTCATGATGTTTACATCGGTCGCCGCATAACTTCCATGTGCGAGATCTATATCAAGGCGTGTTCTCGCAGTTGATGTCACATCCTCGAACTTTGCCAATTTAAAGGTAGATCGTACACCATGGTTTGTTGTGGCAGTTGTTTTGCCTTCTCGAGCCAATCGCAGAACTTCTCTTGGGTTATTAGTTGACGTGATTGGTGTTGTATTTGTCACAGTTAGAGGCACCCCAGACAAGTGTGTAAATCCACCATCTTGTGACACATTACTATTTATGAACACTTCACCACCAGACGTCTGGAATTTAGATTGTGGTAGCGTCGTGCCCACACCAACCCGTCCAGATTCAAGGATTGAGAATTTGGGGGTACCCATTGTAGTCGTTTGGCTGACCCTAAAATTGATGCCCTTATTTGTACCTGATTGTGCTTCTATGTACTGTACACCCTCATTTGGATCTGTATAGATACGCATAGATGTGTTACTCGCACTACCCCACACATTACCAAATATGGCCGCATTACTTCCATTAATCTTGAGATTACCACCGAGGGTCAAACGCTCTGTGGCATTTGTGGTGCCCACACCAACTTTACCATCCGAGGCTATGCGCACTCTCTCGGTATTTTTTGTTTTGAAACGTATATTTTGGTGGCTAGAACTCTCTTTCGCGCCATAGACTTCTACGGCACTTATATTTGATGTGGTTGGTCCAGCCTTTAACACGAGCGCATTTGATGTCGAGTCTGGACCAGCATTATCTGCGTGTACATTCACATTTGATGATGATGAAATACCGGAATCCCCCTCAACATCAATAAAATCTTGTACTCGGATGGTGTCCGTTATGAGTCTCGATGTCACTGTATTACCCACAACTGTGAGAACATTCGCGGCAACCACATTGACGACCACATTTGATCCAATTGAGAGTGTATCTTGTGGATTTGTATTCGCTATACCAGCATTGAAACTCCCTTCACCTGTGGTCCGAATACCTCTAGTTTGGATGTTACCCTCCACACTGATAATAGAGGCTTCTGGATTTTCAACACCCAATGGATTTACCGTTACCGCTGTGCCTATAGTGAGACCGCCCATACCAAGGCGCATACCGTAGAGGTATGAGTAGCCATTAGACCACAGGAGATTGGCTTGTGTACCCGCCGCGCTATCATCAACGTGTAAGTTTGACCCCACAGACAAGTTATACGTGGGTGACGTATTTGCTGCGCCGATGTTGTGTGATGTAAAAACATTACCATACACATGGAGATTCATGGTGTTTGAGGTATCAACCGTAAATGATTGTGTTGTTGGTTCACCAAAGGTTCTGCCGAGTACAAACTGATTTTGATTATGAATGTACCCAGCGATGATGTTTGATCTCGAGGGTTCGTCAACCATAAGAATACCCGTATCATATGATCCATCATTCCCCGTACCCATCTGGATGACGGCGTTTGACACGACGAGGTTTTCTACACTCGTGTAGGTGGCTGATTCTGTAACCGAGAGATTACCAAAAACATTCATGCCACCATACACTTTGAGGAAACCATTCTCAACAATGACGTTACCATTTGTGAAGAGAGCCACATTTGATCCATCGTCCACACTCTCATTACCAACACTGAGATACTTTCCAACTTGAACATTTGTCGAATATGTGTTACCCGATATACTCAAAATGTTTGAACCGATGCTGTTCGCCACAAGCTTAGTTCCGCCAACCCTAAAGATGTTTGATGTCGCGATGTTTGACGAAAATGTGTTTCCATACACAATAAATAGGTTTTCTGCACCATCATTCGTATCAACAATCACTTTGTCCACACCAGACTTTAAAATTTCCAAGGTTCTCGTTGGGTTCGTTGTTCCAAAGCCCACTTTGTCATTTATGAAAATACGTTCGGTTCTGATACTTTTGTTGACATCTAAAATTATTTCTTGACCATTGCGAACAAATAAGTCGGTACCGACCGAAATGTTTGCGGTTGGATTTGTGTTTGCAATACCAATGCGTTTAATAAGAAGTTCATCCGCATCGACTTCACTGGTGATGATACTTCTTACTGTCGTAAGAACGTCCTGTTCCAATGGGTCCGCGTCCAGGGATGACACATAAATCTGGTCGAAGCGTGCTGTCCTTCCCATTTATATTAGTTACCGAATAAAATTCCAGCCAAACCACCCTTAATCCTGAGTACATTATAGTTTACAGCGTGGACAAAAAGTGGTTGGTTTGTTGGTCGAATCGAACCCTTCTCAACTCCGCGAAGAATGAGTTTTGCGTTATCAAGTCGACTAAAATTACATGTACCAGTTGGATTATAGTTTGTCGCGTCGAGACAGAAGTGGTACGCAAAGTATCTCGTATCATACGCAACATCTGTTTCGTGAACATATGTATCAGAAGATCCAAATTTACTTTTGTAGTAAATCTGACACATGTGGTAGTACAACGGGGACATATTTTCAAGAAGGGGTGTTCCGTTGAGATATATATCACCACTCAAAAATGTAAAACGATCATTTGCAAAATCCTGTGATGATGTTCCGTAACCAAAATAAAGAGACTTTATTGGATGATTAAAGACTGAAATATCTAGGTCATTATACCCACCCGATTGAATCTTGTTATCGGTTACGTACGTCATTGGATATTCAACCCGTTGTACCTGTGTCACAACAAAATCCAATTGCCTCTTCACGAGGGATTCTCTCTCTTCTTTGTCCAGGTATATATAGTTTCCATACACCTTTATTAATTTATCTTGTTCTAGTGCATTTTCAAATTGTGTGTCATCAAATGTTATTTTTATTTCAACTTGATGATGCTGTAGAGCTACGAGTGGCAAGAATGCACCGTTGTCACAAAAAAAGAAGTGGAACGGTAAAAAGGAGGGCGCACCAGCTGGGTGCATCTTGTTCGTGTAAACTGTGTTTTTAAATTGCGTCTCCGCACAGTACACTGGCCAGATTTCACTGAAATAATCGTAGTGTTGTGAGTCAACCTTTTGACCTCCTATATAAAGATCAACCGTGGAGTTGTAAAATAGATTTGATGCCACTGTGTTACCTTCACACCAAAGACCATTAATGAGATCACCCAAAACTGGAATTGTTATGTGTGGATCCTTGTCACTAATTGTCTTAATCAGTTTGGGGGCTTGGGAAAAATTCGTATGTCTCGTAAACTTCATACGGAAGAATGAGTGACCCTCTTCACTGTTTATATACATATCTTGAGCACCCTTTGAGACGAGTTGA